CCAGCAGCAGTTGCTGCGTGAGTAATTTTAACTACAATTCCACTTGCTCCACAATACTGAATATTTACTTCACTATTGATTGGGTCAACAGGGTCATTTTCAACAATAACAACTCCATCAGAAGCTAATAATTGCTTAGTAGATACACTTGAGGAATAAATGATATAGTTTTTACCAGTATTTAAACCCGTTCCTACTGCAGATCCAATAGCTACTAATGATAAAGTATTAGCATTTACAACTGTAGCTACTGTATACATTCTATCATCAGAAGTGTCATGTACAACATCTCCTGTGTTAACTACGCCACCTGTAAAAGTAGCTGCACCATCTTGTAATTCAAGATTACCTGTTTCGTCTACTGTTGTTGTTCCGCTTGCGACTGTACTTTGTACAGGAACTTCAACATACTTTTGCATAGAACTATACATTAGGCTATATCTATATTACTCACTGCTGAGCTTGGTACATAACTGTAAAGAACTGCTGTCCACCCTGTCGCAAGAGCATCAACAATAGCGTTTTGTACTTCATCTCTCATTGTTTCTTTTCCTACTGCAATAGCTGCGTGAGTAATAGTAACTACTTTACCAGAGCCATAAGCTAAGGAAACAGATGTAGTAGAAGCTTGCTCTACTAATTTAACGTCCAGTATTGAAACAATTTGTTTTTGTTCACCAGTTACTGGGATTTGTAAAAATTTTTCCATAATAATAATATAATTTATGTGTTAATAAAGTACAAAGATAATGTTATTTTTTATCTTTATTTAAGAGAGATTTAAGCATTTTTAATGTTTCAATTCCATCATCAGATTGAAAGTATGATGCAACTATATATGTTCCGTCTTCACCATAAGGAACAGTTAGCATTTTTTGTTTGTTTTTAGTCAAATTAAAATACACATCTTTGTTACCGTTTCTCCAAGATAATAAATTTGCCGCAAAAAATTGATACACTAAATCTTGTAATTTTAACATAGGGTCGTTTAAGACTCCCATAAATTCCTGTGGTTCATTTTTAGCATAAATTAATATATCTCTTTTTAATTCTGCAGTTGACATAGAGTCTACACGTGAACCCATCAAAACTCTACATACCATTAATAAATGTTCTAATGATAAATCTTTTGCTTGTATTTGAGCATCCAATGCTTTTTCTACATATTCTAATTCTTTTGCAGCATCTTTAGCATAATTAACTTCTGAAAATAATCTTCCATTACCAGGATGATAATGTAAAAATTGTTGTAGTGATTGATTTTGCTTTTCTACTATTAACATTCCGTCTTCGAATATTACAGGTTCTAATACAGCATTTCCATCTTGTTCTTCTTCAAAAGGAGACTTTTGATTTCTTGCGTATCTTAAAGCTTTGTTTTGCCCAGAGTCTTCGTCAAACCATAGTAATGGTGACCTTACTGAATGTCTGGATGATAGCATATAAGATAGTGGAGATTTTCCATTTAATAACTTATACGTCTTGTCTGTAAATTGTTGTTTCTTTTTCATTATATTTTAATTTAATTTGATTTATAAAAATAATAACTACCCTCGTCAATACAACGAGGGTAATTATTACTATTGTTTACTTCTTAGTTTTCAAATAAGAAGAAATTGTTTGCACCTAAAGTACATACTGCTCTTTCAGATAAGAAATTTACTTCCATTGCATCTAAAGAAGATGTTCTTGCTCCACCAGCTGAACCAGTAATCCAAGTTTTGTATCTTCTATCTTCAGTTTCAGAAGCTCTGTATCTTACGTGTAAGAATGGTCTCTTAGCGTTTTTACCTAAGATTTGGTCATACACAGTAGTTGAACCAGCAGGAACTAAAAGTCCGTTTACTGCTCCAGCTGTGATACCACCTCTCATAGTAGGGTCGTTAAGATATTTCCAATCAGACTTGTAAAAGTCATAACCTCTTCTAAATCCTGTAAATCCAAGATTTAAAGCCATGTCTTTGTCATTGTCAAATAAACCATATGAAGTTCCACCGCCTCCGTAAGAGTTTTGTGCTGCTAACATATCGTCAATATCAAATGAAAATTGTCTGTTTACAAATATTACATTTTCTTCAATTGAACCTTGCTTGTCAAGTCTCTGAATTACATCGTCAAATTGAGAAAGTACTACAGGGTTTCCACCTCCGAATACATTACCTCTTTGTTTAACAACGTAGAAAATTCCTTCAGAACCTGCGTTTACAATTCCTGCTCCACCTGCTGCAGAACTTAATGCACTTTCTGCACCAGAACCTTGAGCTGCAGGAACAGCTTCAATCATAGAAGTTTCCATGTAATCTTCAAAACGTAATCTTGTGTCATGTTCAGACTTCAAATACCATAAGTATCCTGAAGCTCCATTTTCACTTTGTACTTCAACCCAACCAATTTGAGCCATATCTGATCCTGAAACAGCATATTTATCTTTTAAGATAATAGGCTTGTTTTGGAAGAATAAATCATCTGATTCCATTGAACCAACCATTCCTTCTACTCCTTTTGCAAATTCAGAACCATATACAAAAATTGTACAATTAGTTGCATCAGGAATAAGCTGAGTAGCTTCATAAAAAGCAATTGTTAGAGTAGTTGCTGCACCTACAGGAGCTACAGTTACTACTGCTTTGTTACTTAATGAAGAACCAGGCGTGTTGTCTGATAACATAATTGTTTGTCCTACTCTTAATGCTAATCCTGTTTGATTAGCTACTAATGCTGGATCCATAGCGTCATTAACTGTTAAAGTCGCTGTTGTTGCTACACCTGCTCCACCTCCTGCAGATAACTGACAAGAAACGTATTTAGTGTGTAATCTACCTTGTTCAGCCCATTTTATCATGTCTGAGTTAGTAGGCATTTCTGCACCCACCATTCTAAGGAATGATGCTACAGTTCTATTTCCATAACGCTCAAATTCTTTTTCGTAAGTATCTGGTAAATACTGATTCAAGAAATCAAAGTTAGTTATGTAGTTTGTTGATAAGACTTGTTGTTGCGCACTTGGCTGCAACTGAAAGCCTGGTGATGGTAATACTGCCATAATAATTTTTTTTTTTAGTTAAACTTTGTTAATACTTTTAATTCGTAAGCCTTTTCCACTTGAGGTGTCTCCTACTGATCTAATTTTTAATCCGTCTTTGTTGTACGATGTGTTTGTTTGTCTAACATCCATATCAATGTTTTTAGACTTTTTTGCCACATTATCAACAGCCGAACTAACTCCTTGATCATAAAAAAACTGTGCAAATTTATCTGGATGCATTGCCATAGATAATGCTCTATGATAACCTTGCGCATCTTTTATTAATCCACTTTCATCTACATATTTGTTTACAAAATTTGAAACAATATCTAATTGTAAGTTTTTTAATTCATTTGCATCCCCTGGTTTAAAAGTCAAATCTTTATCACCTACGTTAAACTCAAAACCTTTGAATTTATCGTTGAAAACTTCATTAGTTTTCTCAGTAAACCAATCATTCTTTTTCTTCCAAGTTTCTGTCATGGAATCCTCTTTCTCTATATAACTTTTATAAGCACTAAGATTTTTTTCTTGTTCTTCAGATAATCCACCCCCACTTGACTCAAGAGGAATTTTATACTTATCTTTTTGTTCATTCAAAAACTTTTTTGCTTTCGCAAGTTCTCTTTTTTTAGATAATTTAATTTTCTTAATTTGTTTAGCATCGTCTAAGTCTTCATCATAAGAAAACTTATCGTCCATCAAATCTTGAATATCTTCATTATCTAAGCCTTCCTCAGTAGAGCTATAATAATTAGCCAACAACTGATCGTCATTCATAGAGCTGTAATCTTTTTGCAAGTTTACAAAATCCTCTATTCCACGACCTGTATCTTTTTTATATTGAAAATATGCTGAAACATCTTCTGGTAAATCATCATTGTCTTTTGTTTGCGCAAACAATTCATCTACAGAATTAATTTCTTTATCATACCTATTTTTAATATAAGAAAGAACGCTTTCGTCATTTAACTCTAACGAGGGAGTTTTTTCTGTTACCTCAGTTGTATCTTCAACCTCTGGTATTACTTCTTTGTTTTGAGGAGAATCTTCAAAATTTTCCTCATGTTTTTTTAAAAGATCAGATTCTACTTCTTGAACTGACTTTTCTTCTACTAAACTTACTTCTTTTACTTTAATGTCCATTTGATTTAATTTTTTACAAAGTTAATATTATTTTATTTAATTTTTTAGACTATCTTGGGTCGAACTCAGCTAAATCAAAACCATCTAAACTATCTTCGTTTGATTCAAAGTTTATTGATGGTAAATCTCTTTTTCTTTGTTCAATCATTTTAGATTGTTGAGTAGCTTGTAGTTTTGTTCTAAAATCTTTTGCGTCTTCTTTTTTCTGGTCTCTATTGTCAACTTGACTTTGTTCTACACCTTTTAATTGCATTTGATAATTAAATTCAGTTTCCATTAAGCTTCTTTTTAATTCAGCTTCTGCTTTTAATTTTTCTATTTCAAAAGATATATCTGCTTGACGATATTGCATTTTAGCCTGAGACTCCATCTGTATTTTTTGAGCTTCTAATTGAGCTGTAGCTTGTTGAGCTTGCATATCCATTTGAGATTTCATTTGCAACTGCATTTGTTGTTGCTCTTGTTCTTGCTCTTGTTTTTTTCTTCGTTTTAATTTTAAAAGCTGATTAGCCATTTTTATATTTTTCAACTCTCTAACATCTATAGCATCTTCTAAATTTATATCTTGTTTAGATAAAGCCATTTGAATATTAGCTTCTAATAAAGCTTTTTCTTCTTCATCAGGAGCAAGGTCAATAAAAATACCAAAAGAATGTAAATATAAATTTTTAATATCTCCTAATAATTTTATATTGTATTTACCTATTTGCATAGCAAACTCATCGGCAAACTCAGAATATTCTAAAACATCTGCTATTCTAATTGAAAGAGCTTCAGCAATTGTTCTTGTTATATACAAACTTGATTGTAATATATGACGTGTTGCTGTGTTTGAATTTAAAGCTGCTAATTTTTGAACTCCTACTAAAGAGTTAGGATCAGGAGTACTTCCATC